CTTTAGGGTTTGCTGTTACGTCGGATATACGAATTATTGACGGCAAGGCGACCGTTTTAAGTTTGGCGACACAGCCTATAGATTACAGTCCACCATCGGACCCAAGTATTTATCAAACGTCTATAAAAGGAAGAGAGTTTGAAGATTACACGAATGTCAGACAAAGTGAAATAGATATCATAAAAAGTAAAAATTTTATAGAAAAGGTTATACCAGAACCACAAAGTATGTACGGTAAAATTCGTATTTAAAAGTTCTCAATAAAATGTAATGATCAGTATTGATGAAATATCACGTATAACTGAAAAAAGGAATCGATTAAAAAAAGAGACGTATGTCAAAATATACGAACAGGTATCAAAAAAGATAAGACAATCCGTTGAATTAGGACACAAATACTTGTTTTGTCAGATTCCTTCGTTTGTCATGGGACACCCACACTTTAACAGAGTAAAGGCGTTACAGTATATAAAACGTCAATTTGAAATAGGTGGGTTTACTGTACAACAAATAGGTGAATACGAACTCTGTATTTCATGGAAACCCAAAAAATCTATTAAAAATGTTCAGCACGAAGATACAGAAGATTTAGGAGAATTCCCATCTTTTGTAAACCTTAAAAAGGCCGCGAATAAATACAGGCGAAACGCGTGATACGAGTTTATAAAAAAACCCAATTAATCACAAATATGAGTGATCCATTAAATATATTAGTAGAAGCGCGACGCGAATACGTTGGTCAATTGTGTTTACTCATGTGCCCAGTCATGATTGAAACCTTCGAGAACTTATACGAAGAAGCGTATAAACTTTCTAAAGGTCGCAAAGTTCTTGTCATGTATCAAAAACTTTTAAAAGAAGTTCCAAATTGGAGTGATGCTATGTCAAAACAGCACACGGATAATATAACGAACCGGTGTGCGTGGTTTAATGACTTATTAGCCGCGGTATTCGTAAGTTGTGTTAAAATTTTATCAGCTGTTCGTTTGAACAAAGATAATAAGAAAATTTCACTCAAACTTCCCACGAACGAAGTGTTTATTCAGACGTGTTATAACAACGTCGCTAAAGATTTGTACCAGGATCCGTACATTTATCACGAAAACCAAAACGAACACGCGAGAAATGATAAATTATACGAAAGGTTTTCCGCGTGTATAGAAACTTCCATAAAGGAACTCATACCTGTTCAACAAATTTTACAAACTTATATGTCTCAGACACAAGAAGGTCAAGATTTGGATGTAGGTGAAGCCGAAGTTGGCGATTCGGAAGATCCGGACATTCTCGAAGAAGGTGAAGAAGGTATGGAAGAAACTTCAGAAGAACCGTTCGAACAGCCAATGGAGGGAGAAGAAGAACCACAACAACCAATGGAAGAAGAACCACAACCACAACCAATGGGAGAAGAACCACAACAACCACGAACGTCACCTTTAGATAACGAGTTCAGGACTATAAATACCGCTCCACCTCCAGTACAAGAAAGAGAGGAAGAAGGGGTTTTGTTTCCAGACGCATCTGAAACTCGCGCAAAAAAAGTTGGCTACTATTAGATAAATGGAGTTTGAAGACTATTTGAGAGATCCCGCGTGGGCCGGTATAATTGCCGCTTTACTAACAGCTGGGTACATACACTTTAAAGCGAGATTAAATAACGAAGGTAAGCTTCCCGTGAGTGCATACGCGAAACCAGCCGCACTCAACGCAATTTTAGTATTTTTTATTGTTACGAATGGTTTAGGTAAGAAGGAAACTATATCAACTGAACCTTTTTAATTTTATTTACTTAAAGATATAATACACACTTACAGTATAAAAATGACATCTGTATCTGCATTTAACGAAATGATGGGCCAATTTCTTGTGGAATTACACAAGACATTTCCAGAAGAAAAAGGCTTGAAGAAATGCTTATCGGCTTTCGATTTAATGAAAGAGACGAACCCCCGGTTAGTAGTTGATGGATTTATGGCAAGCGTTACGCCGTTCGCGGATAAAATTTCCGCTAAAGACGATACCTTTTTCATAAACGAATCTAAAAACTTGGATTTCATGAAAGATGTAAATCTCGAAAAGCACTGGTCCTCGTGTTCACAAAACACAAAAGATGCTATTTGGCAGTATGTTCAAACTTTGTACATGCTCGGTACAACTATCAGTTCTATTCCAGAAGACACACTTTCCATGATTGAAAATGTAGCTAAACAGTGCGCAGACAAAATGAAAGACGACGGTTCGGAATTAGATGAAAGTGCACTCATGAAAACCATGCAAGGTATGTTAGGTGGTATGTTGAAAAAATAAAGTCAATATATATAAATGACATCTTGGTTTGAAGATCCAAAACAATTGATTCGTACAGATAAAGTCCTTGAATTTTGGCCGTCAAAAACACAATCTTCAGCAGAACGTGTTAATGCATCGGCACGTTTTATCATTTATGCGACATGTATAGTCTATCTCATAAACAGAGATCCTCGTATTTTCGTTTTGGGTGCTACTGCACTCGGTGTTCTTTATATAATGGAAAAATCCAATATGGTAAAGGATAATTCTATTAGACCAACTACGGCATATAATAACATTGGTAAAGAGTGTCTCGTTCCTACGAGAGATAATCCAATGGGTAACGTGCTCATGTCAGACTACGTAGACAGACCAGATAGGCCACAATCGTGTTATTACCCTACCGTGAGAAAGCCCGTGAATGATTACATAACTGAAGGTATAAACTATGGTCCAGCGCGTTCTCGTTCGTCTATGCCAGAATACCAGAAAAATGCCTTATCTAGACAATTCATAAGTATGCCAGATACTTCTATTGGTAATACCCCTTATTACGAGTTTATTCACGGTAAGAGACAAAACACGTGTAGACAAGACCCAAGATTATGTGATCCAGATGCAAGAGGCGTACAACTCGAAGCCTTTTCCGGTTTAGCACCAAACGGGGACGTGAGAAACTAAATCATATAAATTAAATAAAGTAAAGTAGATACTCGATTTGCTTAAACAAAATATTTTGTAATAATAAATGGCGTATCAACTCCAACCAGGCATGAAAGTTGTACAAGATCACGCGGTTCCACCCGTGTGTGCAACTGAAGAAGTTTTTGTGTATCCCCAGCCCAGTACCCTGAATTACGGTTCAAGTCGCCCAAACACGATGTTGTATGGAACTGCACCTTACATGGCGGGTAAAGGTGCACCAGCGCAATACATAGAAACTTCCGATCAACTCAGACCCCAATCCACGTCCCGATTTAACAAGGTCTTGGCAAAAACGTACGAAAGAAATTTCCACCCACTCCAAAACGTCGAATGTAAAGTTCCACTTCGAACACAAACATACGAACCCATGAGTACACGAGCAGAAACACAAAATGGTTTGTTTCAGCAAAGATACCTCAATAAAAATCTTAATAAGAAATAAGAATGGCTGATCCCATCTCAATATTGGCTATAGCCGGTTTAGTTTATGCTGGTCGAAAATTAAGTCGTCCAAATGAAATGTATACAGTAGAAGGTAACCCTATTCAAGAACAGGAAGTCTCTTCCGAATTTGCAAACAGAGATATCACCATAGAATCTGATTATTTAGGTCCTTTATCACCATTGGTTGAACCATCGTATACGTCCAAGGAAGAAATGGGTTCGTTTGCTGAAATTGCACCACAACGTAGATCTTCCGGAGGTGAAATACTGGATATGCGAAACCGAATGTACGACGCGGGTAGAATGAATAATCTTTCACCAGTTGAGAAACAACTCGTTGGTCCAGGTTTAGGTGTTGGTCCGGATGTACCTGCATTTGGTGGTCATCAACAGCTGTTCCGTGTTAACCCAGAAAATGTCGGTGCATACCGTTTAACAACTTTGCCGGGTAGATCTGGTCCAGCTTACGATTCCAAAGGTGGTCGACGAGGTATTATTGGTGAAGTTTCACACAACAGACCGGAAAAGACCGCTTTTCTTCAAGGTAGACTTCCACCAGTACCAGGTAGAGCACAAGGTATGGGTGGTAGAACACCAAGAGCTGAACACGAGCGAACGAAGAGAACTACGAATAGATCCGAAACCGGGTTACGTACAGATACTTTGGGGTACGCGAGTGCAAAGAGGACGGTTTCTGCGCTTACACGCGCACAAGAACCGACGCGTAACAAGAAGGATGGTAACTTGGAGCAGTATCAGTACAATAACCAACCTGCACCGGGTATAAGTAGTTTTGTTGGTGGGTATTTGAGTTCACCAGCGAGCAAAATTGGTGAGAAGAGGACGTATGGTACGCAACACACCGTTGAAGAACTCATGAAATATGGGTTCAGACCAGATGACCGTCGTGGTAAAGCGAACCGTATGGCTGGTCCAGGGAGAATGAATGTTCGCGCCGATGCTCTTAACCAAGGTGGTATGGTCACGAGTGTTCGTTCGGATACAACACGAATTGACGGAAGAGTAAACGCCGCGGATGGTGCATGGACGCAACAATATAGAAACAATGATTACCATAAATTAAATGCATACAAGGGTCACTATAATCCAAATGCATCGAGTACAAGCTTAGATGTGGCTAAAAGACAGCTCGCAAATAATCCACTGGTTCACAGTCTCTCGTAATTAAATAAATAGTTGTTGAATCGTGATATACACTCATTAAAATATTGTTCATATATTTTAATGAAGGTACATACCTTAGATATAGACAGTAGCGAACGCGATCCTGTTCTGTACCCAAACCCAGGTGATTACGTCGTCCACTTAAAAAATCCCATTTATGACGTGACAAAAATATCGCTCATTTCTGCACGTATACACAATAGTCAGTACCTCATACACGATAGAAATAACCAGTTTGATATAAATGGTACACCAGTCACCATACCAATAGGAAACTATAGTGGTCAAGATTTGGCACAAGCTATTGTATCGGCTTCATCTGATATTACATCTGCTATATTTGATAAGGAAACGAATGCCATAACGTTTACGGGTAGTGCACCTTTTACGTTTGAGTTTTACGGGGGTACGAATGGGTACGCGACTGGCTCGAGTGGGTACACGACACCACACGATATTTTAGGTTTACCAGCAAGTAACGTAGCCTCCTCTGGAACAACGCTCGAAACGGGGAGCATTAATTTACAAGGTGCGGATGCGATTATTGTTAAACTGAGTAGTGGCTCCGACGAATTTAACAAAACCGTGTTTTCTGAAATACCTTTTTATACAGGACGTATACTTTTGTGCGGTGACGTGATCAATTATTCGGGTGTCGATGATACGGTTGAACACAATTTTGATTCTGGGTCACAAAAAACGATATCGAGTTTAAGGGTACAGTTTTATTATAGTAGCAATAACCGATTAATACCCTATGATTTTAGAAACGCGAACCATATACTTAAACTTGCTGTAACGTGTTCTACTGATAAACTCGAGAACGTGACTAATTTGGAAAGAGACTTTTCTCTTCCACCACCTATGAGTATCCCCGAATTAGAGGATCCGCATAGATGGGATGCGTTTATATCTATATTCATGATAGTCGCAACCGGATTATTTTTATTACTGGTTATGAAAAAACCAAAGCTTATCGAGTAACCGCGAAGATTGGTTGCGCTGGCTTTTGGACACGCGTGGAAACACGAGAGATACCGACGTAGACCAAGATAGACAAGAGGGTCGTGAACAAAGCAGTGAGCGTGTAGTTCATACCGCCGTTCTTGTTAACCTTTACAACTTGGTTAACCAACCATCTTACCAAATCCATCCACGAAAGGGCGGCCGCGAATGAAAAACCGGCGACGATCGCGTTCAGGGATTGCGACTCGAGTTCGCGCGTGACGAGTGTAACAGTTTCAGCAGCAGTAGACATTTTTATATAGTATCCTGAGATTTTAATCTGGGAGTAATTCTTCTTCGACTAAAATCTTTTTGTAGTATTGTGGTTTTAGATACCCCTTGAGCATACCAACATTTATAGATTCTATATCCGATTCCGTATCCGATTCCGTATCTGTTTCGGAATTAGAACTTTCATCACCGTATATTTTAAAATATTCAGAAGTCGTCGTCCATCCCTCTGGATCTGATGTGTTCATTACTATCTATGGCATTTTTTAACATCCGTTCTGACGGATTTTTGGGTTCCCATGTATTCCAATTATCATATGCCATGTTCATTTTAACGAATTTGTATTCTCTACCTGAATATCGCGTAAAAGGAACGTCTTCGTCATCTTC